TTATCTCTCCTCCAATCTTGTAGGTCTTTTCCCGGCTACGGCCCGTTCCCTTGCGGTACTCTGCAATCCAGACCGTCTTTCCGCTCTTGTAGTGGCGGAAGTGGCCTCTCACGGTAAAGGAGCAAGCCGGGCTTGCATGGTGGCCTCTGGGAACCGCTGTGAGCTGTTTTCCGGCCGAGTGAATGATGTATGTGGTGTTGGCTGTATGCGGCTTTGTGGAGCCTATGCGCTTGGCGGGAGCCTTTGTTGAGGCGGCGGATTTCTCGCCCCTGATGCCGACCGCTACATACGTCATCAGCGCCATCAGGGAGCCATACACAGTCAAAGCGCCCTGTTCGGTTTCGGTGGGGTTGCAGTCCGCAGGAAGCGTGCTTACCTTCTTCTTCCACAGGCCGTTGCCCAGCGGAGCAAAGACAACGTGGCCGAGCTTCCGGGCCGGGCTGTCGATGTAGAGCTTCAGCTTCTTGTCAGAGCGGAAGCACTTGATGGAGATGCCACTCTCGACAATCTGGATTTCCACTTCTCGCAGGGGAACCGGCATCGAACGAACCGGATCGTTGTGCTCATCCCGCCATGCGAGGAGCTTTTCGATGTCCGCCGCTGTGACCACGATCTTGTCCATCATCCAGAATCCCTCCCAACGAATGTGCCGGCATAAAGCCGCCCGCCGATCATATAGTGGTAGTATTCATGCCCGCGCTGGATGTCGGCCTGTCTGCCGGGCATGGGCCGCAGAACCAGCGGATGCCCAGCAACCTGCACCACATATTCTCCGGCTGGGATGAGCGCCGCCATCCACGGCTCCACCGGACTGGCCCGCGCCGGGCATCCATCCATACAGCAGGTGGCGGTTACCTGCTCCACGTTCATGGTGAACATGGAAAGCTGCTCATATCTGCTCATTTTGCCACCGCCTTTTTGATGGTGAACCGCCATCCCGGCCCATAGGCCATGCGGTACTCGGCAAGCATCTTCAGAGCTTCGGGCCGGGTGTCGAACTCGTCGATGTCCTCCCACGGCTGGCCGGGGTACTTCCCACGAATCTTAAACACTGAAACCGACCTCCTTCACGGCAACGCCGTTCTTGTCGCACCAGACTTCCTTGCTGCCGAGCTGGCGCTTGGTGTAGCCTTTGACAACGTGCATCTGATAGTCTTCCTCGGCCTGCGGGTCATGCCAGTGAAGGCCGCGAGCTTTGTACAGCGGCATCCAGTGTTCCTCATAGAAGTCGTACCCGGCTCCGTCGATTCCGAAGAAGTAGCCGTAGTCTTCGCTCTTGTAGATGCGGAAGCCGCAGTCGGACATCGCCCGGATGCCATCATCTTCTTCAAGCCACCAATCGTCGCAGGAGTCGCCGAACGACCACATCGTTCCCCACATCGGGAGTGAACCATCGTATTCGACCTCAAAGTCATCAGCCTCCGCAGATACGAGCTTGCCATCATCAAGCTCGATGCAGTACAGCTCGCTTTCGTCGTTATAGCTCTTGACTTCTCCCTCGTGCGTGGTGCTGTCAACCTCATCAGGGATTTCGTAAACATATACTCGGTCGCCGGTGCTGGGCTTAGTGACTTCCATCCAGTCATAAGAATGCAGGCTCATCAGGTCCTGAATCATCCCCTGCGGGATGGCATTCATTTCGCGGACCCACGCTTCAGCAGCGTCACGGATGGTGCGATACTCAACGGTCATAGCAAATTCCTCCTTAATCTCCGATACTGAGGTAGTCGGAGTAAACGGTATCATCTTCCTTGCAGTAGTAGTAGCTGCGGTCGCCGTAAGCTTCCCAGTCGAGAAAGATGAAGACAAGTTTCTTGCCGTTCCGTGCCGCCTCAACGGCGGTCGGGAAAGACTTGTACTTGTGTGCCTTCAAGAACTCGTTGAGTGCTTCCTTCGATGGAAGAATGGTTTTAGTAGCGTCGTTCTCCATGAGGATGCTTCCCCTTTCAGATGGACGCGCAGAAGTCGCCGAGCTTCTGCCACAGGTGGAACGTCTTCCGGCTCATCTGCACGGTATCGGGAACGCCCCGGCCGACCGTCCAGTTGTGAGCCATGCGGAACAGCCGCCCTGCGGCCTCCCGCTCCGATTCGCTGAAGTCGGCGCAAACCATGCCGTTCGGCTTGTTCACGATGGCAACCAGATCAACGTCCTGCCGGTGTTCGTCCTGCTCGAAAGCCTCGAAGCTGCTGTATTCTTTCACCTTCAGCATTTCTAAATCCTCCGTGTTTTGGTAAGTTGTTTTCTGTATCTTCATTCTAACTTACCGGTCTGGTAAGTCAAACGTATGCTGAAGTTTTCACAAAAAATTTTACGGTATTCCGAAGATACTTTATGGAGGCTCACCCTGCTTTACGGCTGAACCTTTCCCAGAACTGCTTGGCGATGTAGGGGCTGACCGGGGTGATGGTATGGTGCTGGCATCCAGAAAGCTGATAGAGGACGGTGAAGTAGTTCCCGGCGGCATCCTCAAACAGCTCCACATAGAAGTCCTCGAACATCACGGCCTTGTTCGAGCAGAGCGATTCTGCCTTCCGGGTGTCATATCGAACGCCGTCTACGGTCTGCGCTACGGCGGGGCTGGTGCTGTTGCCAAGCTCCGGGAGGCCCGCACCGTTGGCATCACTCATGGAGACCTCATAACCAGCAAAATGCAGAGCCTTTGACAGCTCATCGAAGGTGAGCGAGTTGTTCTTCAGCCGCCCGCTGAGGTTCTGCGGGGTCCAGCCCATGTGTTCGGCCAGTTCTTTCTGAGTCTTCCCGGCTCCAGCAAGGGCTGCGCGTACCATGTCAGATGCTCGCATACCATCAGCCTGCCTTTCCAGCCAGAACCCGATTCAGCAGGCTCTCGTACATGGTCTGGAGCATTTCGCACTTGGCTTTCGCTGCGGCCAGCTCCGCAGCCATGTTCGGATTTGACGCAGGCGTAGATACCTTGACATCCCGGATGACCGGAACTTCTTTCGTGACCTCCACGATTTTCTCTACGGGCTTTCCAACTTCCAGCTCCAGCGAGATCAGCATTGCAACCTCCACGTTGGTCATCTCTGCCGGGGTCAGGTGGCCCTTGTAGCCCAGCAGGCGGTCAACCGATACGGTCGTGATCTGCTCACAGAGGGCAGTGCTTTCGCGTTCAGAGCTGCGGATGAGAACGTGCGTCGGCAGGTCTTTCTTCGGTTGAGTGGTCAGGTATACGACCTCTACCGTCTCTGCACAGGCGTTGTTCTTCTCGTTGGAGACGATGATTGCCGGGCGTCCCGCCGCCTGCTCACAGCCGGTGTAGTTGTCCTTGCTCACATACCAAATGTCGCCACGCTTGATTTCCATATCCTTACTCCTCCTCTTTAGCCTGACGCTTCAGCTCGGAAGCATCAATGGTGATGCAGGTGGTGTTGGCGACGATGCCGTCAGCAATCCCCTTGCCATGCTCGTCCAGCAGGGACTCCAGCGATGTAGCGGTGAGCCGCAGGGCAGCAACCATGAACGGGAAGTCCATCAGGTCATACCGGCTAACAACGCCCATCAGTTCCTTGGTCATCGCCGTGACGCACTCAGCAGAGATGCTGCGGGCATCATCCGGCTTATTTGCAAGCACTGCCAGCGTCATCCGCAGCGCATAGGGCATCATTTTCTCAGCCATTGTCTTTGTCCTCCTTATACTCGCTGACGGCCTCCGAGATTGCATAATCGCGGTGGTACGTCCAGCTATCGTCATTATCAATGTACTTCCGCATCAAGACCGCCGCACGTGGGACGAGCGAATTGAGCGTCGTGCGGTCAAGCTCATAGGCTTCCATAAGCTCCTCATCGGTGAACTGTGAGATATGTTCCCGCACGTCCTCCTCATAGCTCCGAAGCTCATGCTCGGAGTAGGAGCGAACCAACTCACAGCCATCCAGCGGTTTCGGGCAGTAATCGGTGCAGCCATCATCATAGATGCCCGGCTTCCTCCCAGTCAGGAACGGGACCATACAAATGCCCTGCGGGTTGAACACGCAGGTTTCGGAACAGCATTCCGTGCAGAGTTGTGAGCAACGCTTCAGGTATTCAATATCCACAATCAGCGCCTCCCCAGAAAGAGCCTTGCCAAGCCCACAACGGCCATCGCCCCGACGATTGCCCAAAAGGCAGCGCAGAGGATGTCCGTGGCTGTTTCGAGCCACTGATCTACCACAATCAACCATGCCATCATCATTCTGCACCCCTTTCAGCCGTACACTACTTCGCCAAACAGGGCGTACTGGATGATGAGGTCGGCCATTTCGCCGTCGATCTCGCAGGTGTCAACTTCGCCATTGCTGACAGCGCCGTAGCGATCGCCGCCGTTCTCCAGCCAGAGGCGGAAGCCCTGTGCGAACTTCTCCATGTCCAGCTCGTACCATTCGGTGTTCGCCTCATCGAACGGCTCATCAACATGAATTTTGAGCTTGCCGCCGCGAGAAATCTGTCCGCTGGCGTACTCGCTAAGGTAACGGCCAACAACCTCTGCGCAGTCGGACCAGTAGCAGATGCCCCCCTCCAACGCAGAAACCATGATGTCATCAACATCCTGCTGGGTCAGCCGAACCGTAATCTCTGCATGAACCTCGAACTTCTTTTCATCGGTCATCTTTCTTCATCCTTTCCTCAAATTGTCTGGTCAAAAATCAGGCCGTCCCACTTTCCGTTCAGCCTGTCGGGGTACTTCCCGGTCGGAACTATGTATCTGTCCGGGACTTCCGGCGGTAACGGCCGCTCGTTCCTCAAATCCATACCCGCGTCGAACAGCGAGAGCTGCACGGTCTGGCTGGTGCGTTCCCGCAGAAGTCGATACCAGTAGATGATGTGGTTCCGAACAAGGTTCAGGTTCACGCCATCCGGCCATGCAGGGTCAGAACAGCCGTTTTTCTTCAGGTCATCCCAGTGCTTATACGCAGCGTCCAACTGCTCCCTGATCTGAGCTTCATTCATCTCCTCAGGGGGAATGTAGCGGCTCACAGGTGCGCCTCCTTCCGGCGCTCATCGGCGATGACATCAGCGGTAATGCGGTCAACGCCGAGCTTTTCGAGCTGCCGGTAGGCGGCTTCCTTTTCCTGCGGGCAGTCGGCCCGGACGAGATCATCAATCATGTCACTCAGCATACGCCAGCCTCCTCTCTCGTGATAGTCCCGCTCGTCCATGCCCCGGTGCGAATGCCAATGCTGGGCAGGCGGGCCAGCAGGGCCTTTTTCATGCTATCGAGGTATCCCCGGTAGCGCCGCTTCTGAAGACCGGCCATCCATGCGCTCTCACAGTCGGAGTAGCCGTCTTTCTGGACAAGCTCGACAGCCAGCGACCATTCGTTGTCCTCCACGCAGATGTAAAACAGCTCGTTTTCGAGGATGACCCGGCGCTCATTGCCGAGCCAGACGTTCGAGTTGGCCGCAGGCTGGAAGCTGGGGCAGAGCTTCCGCAGTTCGGCGCAGAAGCATTCGAGAACGTCTTCTTCCTCGTAGCTGCTCCCGATTTCATCAAGAAGCCATTCATCGCCCGAAAGGTCTTCGCAACTGAGGTCGCGCTGTAAGCTGGTTTCCTCCTCTTTGGCGTAGGGGTCGTTCCTTCGGTATACCCGCAGATCATCGTTGTCGATGTAGAACAAGCCCTCATACGGGCCGGTCACACAAACATTGCCACGTCCCATAAATCAGCCCTCCGCGTCTCCGAGGAACGAGATGACATCTTCGAGGCTGGAGGATGCAGATTCAAGCATATCGACTGCATTTTCTGCAACCTCATACCGCTCAGTCCCCTGCAAGCTCTCAGGGATGTTCTCAAAGGCTTCCTGCTCCTCCTCGTGAAGCTCATCAATCTGGTCCTTCAGCTCATTCAGGGCATCGGCAATCTTGCTGATACGCTTGCGCCGCGAGTTATTCATTGTCACAGTCCTCCTCCACTTGTTCGTTGCAGGAATCATCAGACTCTCTGTACGAGAAATAGTAATCATCAGGCGGCTCCGTCACGCCGCCGAACCGGTCAAGCCGGCCGGAACAATCATACATCGGATTCATCGCCGTTCTCCTTCAGGTAGCAGTGGTCAACGACCCAGCCTCCCTTGTTGCCGAAGTCCTTCATGTACCAGTCAAGGCGAACGCCCTGATCGGAGCCATCCACGCAGGAGTCGATCAGGCTGGTGGAGCAGCAGCTCGACCGGAAAGCCTTGTTGTCGCTGCTGACCTCATAGGTGCGGCTGCGCAGCGGGTAATGGCGGTCAGGCCAGTTGCTGTCAGCAAATACGATGCAGGCGCTCATCGGCTTTGCAAGCTGGGTCTTGTTGTGCTCAACAAACAGGTCCCGCAGTTCGGGATAGGTCATGTTCTGGTTATCCATAGCTGATACCTCCATCAGAGAACGAAGCAGATAACGAGCAGGGTGACGGCAAAGGCTGCTGCGCCGATGGCAACGGCATTCAGCGCGTTGTTGAAGCGCTCCCGGTCAGCATCCTTCTGGCGGCGGGCAGCGCGGCTCCGCTGCTGTGCAGGGCTGTTCAGCATCCGCAGGAAGCAGTTCGGGTCGTTCTCCCACTCACGAGCAACGGTCATGTTCTTGTTTTCCATAACTAAAACCTCCAAAATATCATATATCTGCGGGTGGCTCCCGCGACGCCCAGCAGGGCGTTTCGGCCGGTGCCAGCGGCCATCATCAGGCGGGGACTTTTCATCCGTCAGTTCAGTTTGAACAGGAAAGCGGGCATCTTCTCATGCTCTTTGGAAAGCGGGAGACGGTCGCCGTTAACTTCAACCATGCCAGCAAGCGTGCAACCGTTCTGCTGGAAGAACCATGCACTTTCAATAGCGTTGCTCCAGCCGGAGGAGAAGGTGAACTCAGAAACGCCGTTTTTGCGAAGGCACTCAATCAATGAATCGGAAGCCGCATTGGTGTTCAGGTTGATGACGATGTTGCCGTTATCCAGCGAACGCTCGCAGGAGTTCCAGATGTAGCTGGCATCTTTTCCCTGCTCGTCAATCCATGCGGTCACATTTTCGCACTCCTTGCGAATGCTGTTCTTTTCTTCCTCAGTGGTAGCTGCCTCAATGCGGGTGGCGAGAGTTTTAACGGCCTTGTGGGTTTCAACAAATGCGTTTTTCATATCCAGCGTCTCCTTTTTATCTTACCGTTTTGGTATGTTTTTCTGTATCTTCATTCTAACTTACCCACCACTGGTGTCAAACGAAAAATGAAGATTTACCGAAAAATTTTACGGAGTACATCTGGGAGTTTACCGGCGTTCAGTAGACCATGCCTTCCGGGTCAATGATGGCGCATTCCTTACCGTGAACGTAGTAGGCGTTGCCGCCCTCATCCACCCAGACCCGGCAATAGCCAGACAGCCCAATTTCCGGACTGCTGGCCACGCCGTCCCACTCTGGCTTGCGGGTCAGTTCGCCAACCATCACAAAACCGATGGCCGCTGCATACCGGCGGACGATGCCCTCAGTAGCAGGCATGAGCGGTGTTCCTGATGGCGTGAACCATCATCGTGATGGCCTCGGCCAGCGGGGTGTTCAGGTACGGCAGCTCCTTGTCCTCCACGATCTCGGAGTTCATGGTCTCACCATGCTCGTTCTTAGCCGTAATCCAGCAGCCATCACCGGTGTCCTCCAGCACGAGGCTGAAGTACGGCTCCTTCTGGCCGCAATACTCCAGATACTCCCAGAAGATACGGGCCTTTTCCTTGCCCACGGACTTGACCGACCAGCGCCAGTTTTCATCGTTCTGGTTGACCTCGGAAACCAACTGGCTAATCAGTTCCTTGTGTTCACGCAGATCATACATAGTTCTCAACCTCTTGACTTTCTCCTGCCCTCCTGATAAGATGGAAACGAGATGGGGCAGGTCCCATCCCGTTCCGTCTGGCTAGGTTCCCACTTTGTTGCAAGCTGTGTGGGGAACCTAGCCTTTACTGTTTCTTAGACTCGCCGGTTGCAGGGTCGAGGACTCCGGCAATGCACTTAATGCACTGCGTCGCTTCCTCGTCCGTGTGACCGTGAGCTTTCAGCCAGTCGATCAAGCGGCTGGCTTCCAAAGCGGTCATGCTGCACTCGCCTTTCATTTTGTTACACCTCCTGCTCGTGCTTCCAACTTACCAGCCGGATGCCGGTAATTGTAGATAACTTACCTTTTTGGTAATTTATCTTAGTATCATTATAACTTACCCAACTGGTAAGTCAATCTGTTTTTTAATTTTTTCAAAATATTTTTTATATCCACTGGCTATTTGATGCCGAGCCGCTGGTAGCCTCTGGAAAACCTCTGGATTTGCATTTTGGTTACGGGTAAGAGTGTATTGGAAATTGTCTGGAACCTTCTGGGAAGGATTTGTCAAAAGTACATAACAAAATTTGGCTATTTTGAGAATTGATTTTTCTGGTGACGTTGTTCCATCGGAATTTCCGTGCAAACAAAAAAAACCCCTGCACCGGCCTTTTTACGGGTCATGGTACAGGGGGATTATCATTTTACGCTGACTTTGCGCTGACTCAGCCCAGATTCAGCGTATTCTGGACAGCGGCCTGCTTGGCGGCGACATGGTTGGCGTCGATCTGAGCCTCAATGCAATTTTCGAGGTACTGGGTCGTATCGCCGAAGTTGCTCTTGATGTAGTCCTGTGCGTCGCTGCTCATGCTTTTCAGAGCGGCGGACACAGCCTTCATAAGCGCTTCCTTCTGCTCCGCCTCCTTGAACGTCCCGGCGGTCTTCAGGTCGTTGACGTAGGTCTGGTTCATCGCGGCTACGGCGTTGGACACCGCGCTGCCGATCTCGCGGACGAGGCGCTGCACCTTGATGTCGTTGGTCTTTGCCACGATGAACTCGATGAACACGGCAATGCCCTTCTGGATGCAGGCGGTCACGATGGGGACGCAGACCAGCAGGGCGACGTACAGCAGGCTTCTCGTAAACTCATTCATATTCGGTTACTCCTTTCATTCAGTGAACCTGATTCTTCAGGCTGTTCATCCGCTTGTCGCCTTCGATGGCGGCGGCGGTAAAGCTGTTGTTCTTCCACCACGCAGCGACGCTGGTGGCAATCGTCAGGCCGGTGGTCACGAACTGCTCGACCTCCGAGCTTTCGATGGGCAGCAGGGGCTTCCCAGCTGCGCTCGAAACCTGATTTGCCAGAGCGAACGCCAGAGCGGCCGTGCGGGCCAGCGTAGCGATGGACACTTTGCTATTCGTCATAGAGCCTATCTCCTCTCACAGGTACTTGTCAGCGCCAGACAGCGCTTTCCACGATGCAGGGCCGCAGATTCCGTCCACGGTCAGGCCGTGTGCCTCCTGCGCCTTCATCAGAGCATTCTCCGTGGCCTCGCCGAACAGGCCATCAGCCTTCAGCTTCAGGAGCTTCTGGAGCATGATGGCGGCGCTGCGGTTTGCAGGCCCGGTGCATCCCCGGCGGATGGTGGGCAGCACGAACTTGTTGTAGGTCGTGCTGGGGTACTGGCCCGGCGTGGTGCAGAGCCACGTCGCTTTCGTGCCACGGGTGTCGGCGTGGACAAAGGCTCCACGGCTGTGCCAGTAGATGCCGATGCCGCCGAACCCCACGGCCTGAGCAAGGATGCCCAAAGCCACGGGATTGATGCTGCGGTTCTCCGTCCTCCAGTCCGCCGCCATGCCATAGCGGTGCTTGGAGTTCGGGCTTCCGCCCACGGTCTTGCTGGCGTTGTGCGTGATGCAGCGGTAGCCGGACGTGATCTTCAGCGGACAATTCACCTTATCCCGGATGAGCTGGAGCTTTTCGGCCAGCTCCGTGTCCACCGACTGCTGTCCGCAGCCGCAGGGACACTCGAACTCGGACTTGGTGAAGTTCTTGGTGAGCGCGGTCTTATCCCCGCGCCGGAACGTGATGATGCTCAATTCTCACACCTCCTAAAAGCCAATCTGGGTGAACATATAGCCGAGGAACGCGCCGATGACCGCGGTCACGACATACCCAACAGCTTTGCGCCACATTTCGCCGTCACGGTCTTCCAGTGTTTCCAGCCGTCTGCCCTGTTTTTCCTGCTCCTTCACCATGCTTTCCATGCTCAAGGCCAGCTTCTCGACCGAGGTGGACAGTGCGCCCATCTTGCTTACGCTTTCCTCCAGCAGGGCAATTCGTCTGTCCTGACGGGCGTTTTCCTCTTCGAGCCGGCGCTTGAACTCCTCATGCTCGGCTCGCGTAATAGGCTGGTCCATCTATCTGAACCTCCTCTCCTTCGTCATACAAAAAATGAGGGGAGCCGGTTCTCCCGACTCCCCTGCGCGATCACTCGACCTCGACTTCGAGGTCCTTCAGGATTTCCTCAACCTGCTTCCGAATCAGAGTCGGAACCTGATCGAGGGTCTTCTTGCCCTTCACGATGAGGGTTGCGTAGATGACTGCCATGATGCCTTTCTCCTTTCTCAGTAATATTTTTAAGGCAAATTCCCGCAGGCGGCTCATGCGTTGCCGTCCGCTGCAAGAATGGCCTTGACTTCTTCCCGCAGGCGCTCAGGCACCTGCTCGATGGTTTTCCGCCCCCGGCGGATGAGGTTTGCATAGACTTCTGCCATGATTACGCCTCCTTATCTGCGGCGGATGTGACCGCGATGAGCTGTTCGTACACATCGCACAGCGCCATCTGGGTATTATCGAGGTTGGACTCCAGCGCGGAAACCTTTGTCTTCAGGGCTTCGTTCTCCTCCTGCAACTCCGCCATCGTTTTCTTCTTCCGCATATCAGCTACGGAATCGACTCTCACTCTTTTCAAACCCATTACTGGAAACCTCCCTGAATCGAAGCGATATAACCGCTCTCGCCGCTTGCACCGCGTTCTGCGGTGACGCGGAAATTGAATGCAAAGCCGTTGGCCGCAGTCTGGTTCGTGAACAAATGGTTCCGGCCATTCCGGGCCTCTGTGGTGGCATCCTCCCATACCGGCGAGCTGTCCTTGCCGTTGTTCGTGACCTCCACCTTGAACACAGCGTCGGCGGGAATCAGACCGCCCACGGTGATGGCGCAGAGCGTGATCTGGGCATCTGCCTCCATCGGCTGCGCCAGCGTGATGCTGGCGGCGGTGACGGCTTTCGTAAAGGCAAAGGTCTTGGTGACGGTGGCCTTGCCGTCGGTCACGGTAACGGTCAGGGTGTGACTGCCGTTCGTGATCTTCTGGAAATATTCACCGGTGACGGCAAAGCTGTTGGTAGCCTTGCGGGTCGCGGTGTAGGTGCGCTTGGTCGTACCGTCCAGCTTCTCGGTGACAGTCAGGGTGTCCCCTGCGTCCTCATCATCCACGGAGTACGAGATGGTGAAGCCGCTGGACTTCGTGCCGAGGTTGGCCGCGCTGGAGGTCGTGATGGTCGGCGCAGTGTTGTTATCGACCGTGCGCTTGGTGGACGTGGTGTAGCCAGACTGAGCATTGTAGCTGTCGTATGCCTTGACACGGTACATCACGGTGGACCAGCCCTTGGTGATGGTATCGGTGTAGGTCAGAGCATTGCCCTTGTACACCTGCGTGTAGGTGGAGCCGCCGTCGGTGCTGCGCTCCAGAATGTAGCCGCTCAGGTTGCCGTCGCTGTCGCTGGCCGCAGTCCACGAGATCACCAGCGTGCTGCCGCCCTTGACATCGTTCGGAACTGCGATGGACGGCGGCGCGGACGGAGCGTTGTTGTTGACCACCGTGACCTGCGAACTGGTACGCCAGCCGGACTCCAGACCCTCGGTGTCGTATGCCTTGACGCGGTACATCACGGACGTGGTGCCGAAGGCAACATTGTTCGTGGTGCTGGTGGCTGTACCCTGATAAATCTGGCTCCACGAACTGCCGCCGTTGGTCGAACGCTCTACCTTGTACCCGGCGAGGTTGCTCTCTGCATCAGAGCTTTTTGCCCACGAGATTGAGATATTCGTGCCGCCCATGATGGACGAAGGGACGGAAATGCTCCCCGGAGTCGAGGGCGCGGTGTTAGTCGAGACCGTGCCATCGTCAGACACCAAGAGAGTAGAGGGCAAAATCAAAGCGGGGCGGATGCCGAGCGAGTAGGAGCAGTAGCTGACGTAGAAGTCGCCATCGGAGACGACGTACAGGGCTTTGACGCCTAGGTCGCCTCTGTTTGGGTCGTCGCTGCGGTAGTTGCAGTACGGAGAGCGGAGCCACCAGACGGTGGCAGAGCCATTGAGATATGCGACACGCTTAGAATCCGAGCTATCGTCCGAACAACCCTTGAAATAGGCCAGCTCCGCGCCTTCACCGCTCGGCGCATAGGGGAAGCTGAAGCTTATTTC